CTAAAAATAAATAAATAAAAAGACAATCCATTTCGGATTGTCTTTTTATCTTAACAAATCATCATTATGAATAGGAAGAAAGGGACTTTTGTATGAAAATAAAAACCTTAGTTCAAGAAGACAATTCAATTATCTTTCAATCCAAGACTTTCTGTTTAGATATTTACATTCCCAAGAAGAATTTCGATCGAAGTCTATCGGAATATAATGGCGCTTATATTAAAACATTAGGGATTTTTGCTTTTGATATCAAACAGATCAGTTCAGCTGAAAAAGGTAAGTTTGGAATTTTCCATACGTTAAAATTTCCTAATATAATTCAATTTACGTATAGTGATCACTTTAAGTATGAAGGAACTTTAAATAATGGATTAATCAGTAGTCGAGAATATGAAGTATTTCGGTTAACTGATGGGGACATATTTATGGATCGAGTAGTTATTGAACAATCAGCTACAGCTGTTATTAATTTCGTGAATAGCTTACATGACGGACAAATACCTGAAACGATTCCCTACCCAGAATTAATTAACTTATATTTGAATGCTCTAGATCTTAATCATGTTAGTTTAAAGAACCCCTCAGTCGTGTTTGAATTGATTCTATCTGAATTATGTCGGGATAAGAATGATCTTCACCGACCATTCCGAGAAGCTATTGCTCGACAAGCCAATTACAATCAATTCGCTTATCAATCAATTAACCTTCGGGAGATTCCATCATTGAGTAATACATTTGCAGCTTTATCCTTTGAAGACTTTGATAATGCTGCTATAGCTTCTATCAATAATAACAACAGTAACATGAAAGAAAAGGAATCTCCTATTGAGAAGATTATTAAGTACTAAAACTATAACAGTGCAACAAAGAATTATATTGTCTATTAAATATGTAGACCCTATATTAAATATAGAAAGGATGGTGGATTAATTGGCTAATGAAAGTGAACGTCAATTAAATCAGTTGCATCCAGGAGTTTATTCTTCCATTAATTCATCCGATGACGTATATTCTATAGCTGACGGGGTCATTACCCTATTGGCGGCTGACGTATTCGAAAAAGGTGAAGACGGTGTTTTGAAGTTTGTTTCTACTCCAGAAGAATTTAAGTTCTATTATGGAGATCCAAATTATGATCGGTACGGACAACAAGGTTACAACATCGTTAACTTCTTGCAGTCAGGTGGTCAAGCTTACGTTATGCGAATTCTTCCTGATGATGCAACATATTCTCATGCAGTAATTAATGTACAAACAAAGATTAACCGGAAGGGAAAGAAGATTCATTTAGTCGATACTAATAAGGATGTATATATCGATGATGTAAAGATTCGTCCAACCGGTGCATTTATTAAGAAGAACAACATTAATAAGAAGATCATGTTGTCTGAATTAACTAAGTTGCGGAATTCAGAAAACACTATCGATGGGTATGAAAATAACTTCATCTTCATGGTTTATCCAAGTGGCCGTGGGGAAGCTTATAATAAGTTAGGTATTCGTATTTATACTAACCAAAGCTTTGAAAGTATTCAAAACTCTAGAGTATATAACTTTGAAGTCTTGAATTACAATGATCGTAATGAAGAAACCTTGATTGAAGGTCCATTCTATGTAACCTTTGAAAAGGATAGTTTGGATAGTAATGGGGAATCAATGTTCATTGAAGATGTTGTTAACCGTTATTCTAAGTACTTAAATGTTTCCTTCAACAATGATGCTTATAACCGTGTATGTTCTATCATCAATCCAAATGTTCCTACAGGCAAGTTAGATATCCTGACTGGGAAGAATATTATTGATACTGATGGTCAACCAGTTACCTTCTATTGCAAGGAAACACAACGTGAAGAAGCTACTAATATTTCTTTACAAAAGTATAATGCGGCTGGGTATTTAGTAACTAACAATGATGAACCTGTATTGAATATTCCAGATCCTAATGACTCTGTTGAACAAGCTTTAATCGACCTAGATAATGATACTCGAGAAGAAGCTTATAATCGGTCAGTAAACTTAGTTGAATATATGAAGCAAGCATTTCCGGGCTTGTTAGATACTGGGTTCAACACCTTTAAGTTGAATTTGGCTAAGATCATTGCTGATACTAAAGATGTTACTAACGCAACTGGACAAATTCCTGACTTTATCAAGAATAATCTAGATGAAGCTAAAGATGGTTCTATGATGAACACATTTAAATCCTTAAAGGATGCTTATGGTAGCCATCACAATGTGGATACACTTACAAACTTATCTAATCAATCTAGTTTGATCTTATCTACTATTAAGACTAACCTCTTAAACTTAGGGAACCGAGTAGCTTCTATGTACAAGCTCTCTCAACATGGAACTACGGGTAGTGGTGCTAATTACGAACAATATCTAAGTGACTTAGATAATATCTTGATGGGTATCGCACGAAAAGATAAGATTACTATCTTTACAGTTCAACATGAATCTAAGATTACTAAGATTATTAATGATATCAGCAATTATCAATTAGGTTTGTATGAAGGAACTGATATTGAAGGAATCGGGTACATTTTAAACAACTTAGAAGAAGAAATCAAGTATGTCTATGAAAACCTTCTTCCAGTAGCCTTCAATTCTTACGAAAGTGTACCTACTGAAATCAGTCAAAAGTTTGATAAGAATCATCCGGATAGTATCACAGCTAAGTACAATAAGATTCTACAAATGTATCAAGATATTAAAGATGGATACATTGTTGATAGTACAAACTTACCATCATATCGGACTCAAATTTACTCTATAGCTAATGCTGAATGCTCTGATTTGATCAATGTTATTGATGGTATCACATATCAAACATTGTCTACTTTGGTTACTGAAATTGTAACTAATATCAAGCAAAAGTGGTTAAAAGATATTGCTGCTTTGGCTAATGATATTGGTACCATGATCACTGTTCAAGGTACTTACAATGAAGATGCTATTCGACAAAATGCTCGTCAAAATATCAACACAGCTGATGGTGGCTTAGTAACAGTTAAGAGTAAGTTCTTTAACACTCGTCTCTTAGACTTCACTTCACCAATCAAGTTATTGTTAGGTTCTGATGGATCATTTACGTATGATGTAAATAATCTCCCAGCCCGTCAAAAGGCTATTAAGAATTACTTGATTAAAGCCTTTAATGGGACAATTAACCCACAAATATCTGATACTAAGGTTTATCCAGCAGATATCATTCTTGATGCTCGATATCCAAATGAAGTTAAGACAGCTATTGCTAACTTTGCACGGAATACTCGGAAAGATCTTCAATTCTTTACTGATACTGCTGGTACTCAATTCCCTGTATCACCAGAAGATGTATTGAATTGGAAACGTCAAAACTTTAATGTTACTAGTGAATTCGTTTCATCCTTCTCTCAAGATGAAACCTACTATGATGAATACACTGGGAAGAATATTCGCTTCACTACAACTTACGCATTAGCATCTAAGTTACCACTACATGCATCTAAGTATGGAATGCACTATCCAATCGCTGGTCCTCGTCGTGGTATCATTGATGGATTCAGTGCTATTTCTTGGTATCCAAACACTGCTTACAAAGAAAAGCTATACAATGCTCATATTAACTACTTACAATATGATAATGGTGTAACTACTCTTGGATCTCAATCAACAACCAAGACTGGTGCAGGTGCTCTTACAATGATCAACAACATGTTTACTCTCTTGAAGATGAAACGTGGGGCTGAACAACTATGTCGGAATTATATCTTTGAATTTAATGACGATGAAACTAAGAACTCCTTGTATACAGCATTGAATAATTATCTATCTGTATATACAACTAACCGGAGTTGTGAATCAGTAACAGCAACTATTTCTGCTTCTGATTACGATAAGCAACAACGTATTCTTCGTGTGAAGATTCGGATTAAGTTTACAGGCATTATTGAACGTATTGCCTTGGACTTTGATGTTGCCTA